ACATGTAGATCTGCCTGACGAAGGCTTGCGGACGCGGGTTCAATTCCCGCCAGCTCCACCATCCACCACAAGGCCACACAGTGAGAAATCACCGTGTGGCCTTTGTTTTTGCCCGTTTTCTTGTGCTTCGTGGTGCTGAATTCACACCGATTTCACACCAGATTCACACCGGGATTCGCACGGAAATCGCACCGATCATTTGGCGAGTTGCGGTGCTGGCTTGGGCTTTTGGAAGTCTTCCCGGATGAACTTGCCATAGGTGCGGAAGACCATCTCCACGTCCTCGTGCCCCAGCTGGCTGGCCACGTACCAAGGATTGGCGCCTGCAGTCAGCATGGTTGAAGCGTAGGTGTGCCGGATTTGATACGGGTTCCGGTACTTGATCCCTGCACGTTCCATGATCGGAAGCCAGGCTGTTTTTCGCACTTGCGCATCCGTAGACCAGGGCGCCAGGGTGCGTGGATTGAGAAAAACCCGCTGACCACGCTGCATGCTGATCGGTTTTTGCGCTTCAAGGGCCGCGATTGCATCGGCATTGAGGTCTACTGTGCGAAGCCCGGCCGCTGTTTTAGGGCTTTTGACTACGCCGGCGACTTGGTTCAGTTCGATGCGGGCGGTTGCATTCGCCAGGTCGATGTGATGCCACTCGAGCGCCTGCAGCTCACCAGGGCGCAGACCGGTGTTGAACCAGAACTGGAAGGTGGGGCGTTCATCGTCCCGGCAGGCCGCCAAAATCGATTCACGCTCTGCTTGGCTGAAGGGCTCAATCACGTAGTCGCTGGACTTGCTGTTTTGCCGAATCAGCTTGGCCAAGGCAATTTGGTCAAACGGGTTGCTCACGACAAGCCCGTCATTGAGGGCATCTTCAAACACTGAGCGCAGCGGCGTCAGTATGTTGCGAATGGCTTGTGGCATCTACAACAGATGGTGGAATTTCCTGCTTCGCTGACGTTTGAGCTGTCACTGGATGCATGGTTTTGCACTGAATCAGATCGCAGATCAGGTAGTTGAGGATGACGTGATCGCTGCGAAGAGCTGGTATCACGCTGGAAATGATCAGCGGCATGAGGCTGAAGAGTTGCCAAAGCACTACGTAAGTGGCAACGATAGAGAACACGGTGACCGCACCCAGCTGGGAAATGGCGACGAGCAATTCAAATTTGCTGTGATCGCTGAGCAGCTCTGTGAGGCTAAAGCTGTCACTTTTACTGACCCAGTTGACGAACCAGGTCAGCAAAGATGCCAGCACGGTCAGCAGCGCGGCAAGTATTTTGGGGCTGAAGAGTTTCCCCAGCAATTCCACCCAGCTTTGCTCCATGAAAGAGCGATAAGTTGCATCGAGCTTGCGCAGTTTGGCGATTTCTTCAACCACTTCGGCAAATTGCCAAGAGGGCCTGTTGAAAAGTTGCTCAAGTTGCATGCGTTTTGCAATGATGAGGCGCTCTATTGGTCTGAGGTCACTTGGCTCAGATGTGGTCTTGACGATCTGCTTAAAGCGATAGATGCCTATCCACAGGCAAACGCACAGAAAGAGAATTTCTGAAGTTAATAGCTGCCAATACGGTTTATCGCCAGAAGGCAGCTCCGCAACAAAGGTTTGATAGGCAAAGAAGCCAAAGCTGTAAAGAGTCAGCAGCCAAAAGTCCCAGTGAAGTGTGTCCAAACCGGGGAAGGCGGAACGTGGCTCGAACTTCTTAAAGTAGGTGTCGGCTAGCTTGTAGTACTCGTCCATCTTCCCCTCTCGATGTTTTTGTGCACTGCTTATCTTAACTTTGCTATCAATTTGATTGTTTATTTCGTTGCCGCATAAGCGCTAGCAGCCTGCGAACGATTTTTGTGAACTTGTTCGCATGGATTGTTCGCAGCACCCCGCCGACCATCGGCGCATGGGTATCTACAGCCACCTCACCAACGAACAGCTCACCACGCGGCGCGACAGTTATCTGGCCGCGCTGGATGCGCGCCTGACCGGCCCCACGCAGGCCAGCAGCAGCGCCGAGGGGGCGGGTGCCCGTTCCGTGCAGTTCAACGCCGACACCACGCAACTGCGCCAGGCGATTGACGCCATCAATGCCGAGCTGCAGCGCCGCGCAGGCGTGCAGCCACGCCGGCCCATCTATCTGGTGTAAGCATGGGCCGCAACGCACGCCACACCCGCCCAGCGCGCCAAGAGCGCCAAAGCCGCGCCCCGCAGTCTTTGTTGGCGCAGGGTGGGGCGGCCATGTCTGCGCACCAGGGCGCATCGCACACCGATTTGGCGCTGCGCGACTGGCACCCGTACGGCGGCAGCGCCGATGCGGATTTGCTGCCCGAGCTGTCCACGCTTAGTAACCGTTCCCGTGACTTGGCCCGCAATGACGGGTTGATGGCGGGCGGCATCCAGACCCACCGCGACAACGTGGTGGGCGCGGTGCTGCGTCTGTCGGCCGTGCCCGATTACCGCCTGCTAGGCTGGTCGCCCGAGAAGGCCCGCGAGTGGGGCAACCATGTGGAGGCGCACTTTCGCAGCTGGGCCGACACCACGGATTGCGACGCGGCCCGCACGCTGGATTTGCTGGGCCTGACGGTGCTGGCCCTGGGCGGCGAGATGGTGAACGGCGATGCGGTCGCCATTCCCCACTGGCTACCTCGGCCCGACAGCCCCTGGGCCACACGCCTGAGCGTGATTGAGGCCGACCGGCTGGAGACCCCACCGCACCTGGAGGGCATGGCCCGCATCCGCCGTGGGGTGGAGCTGGACCGCCACGGCGCGCCCGTGGCCTACCACTTTCGGGCGGCGCACCCGGGCGATGCGCTGTACCTGCGCGGCGATGAGGCGCTGGACCTGAACCGTTGGGAGCGCGTGCCCGCCTTCACCCCCTGGGGCCGCCGCCGCGTGATCCACCTGCACGCCAAAGAGCGCACGGGCCAGACGCGGGGCAAACCCATTGTCAGCGCGGTGATGCGTGAGTTCCACATGGCGGGCAAGTACGCGCAAAACGAGTTGCAGGCCAGCCTGGCCAATTCGCTGGTGGCGGCGTTTTTAGAGTCGGATCTGGATCAGGAATCGGCCTCGGCCCTGTTTGGCGACCAGCCGCGTGATGCCTGGGCCACGTCGGTGCGGCAGGCGCAAAGCATCGGCAAGCTGCAGGGCGCGGCGGTGATCCCGCTGCCCGCAGGGGCCAAGATGAGCAGCTTTACCCCCGGCCGCCCGAATGTGGCGTTTGAGGCCTTCATGCTGGCGGTGGAGCGGCGCATTGCCGCAGGCATGAACCTGCCGTATGAGCTGTTTGCCAAGGATTTCAGCCGCGTCAACTACAGCAGCGCCCGCGCAGCCTTGCTGGAGGCGTGGCGCTACTTTCATGGCCGCCGCCGCTGGCTGACCAGCACCTGGCTGCGCCCGATTTATGAGCTGTGGCTGGAAGAGGCGGTGAACGCCGGCGTGATCGACGCGCCGGGCTTTTACGCCAACCGCTATGCCTATACGCGCTGCCGCTTTGTGTTTGGCGGCAAGGGCTGGGTGGACCCGGTCAAAGAGATCACCGCCGCCAAGCTGCGGCTGGAGATTGGTGTCTCCACCCTGGAGCAGGAATGCGCCGAGCAGGGCCTGGACTGGGAAGAGGTGCTGCACCAGCAGCGCATTGAGGCCCAGCGCCGTGCAGAGCTGGGTCTGCAAGCCCCCGCGCAAGCCACTTGGGTGGCCGGCGCTGACACCGCAGACAAGGCCGACCCGGACGACAGCCAGCCGCCCGCTACACCGCAGCGCAACCGGGGTGCCGAGCAACAGGCGCAGCAAGGGGGCCCAGCATGAGCCAGCGCACCTATCCCCATCTGGCAGACCGCCTGCTGAACACGCCGCTGCTGCTGCAACATGGACAGCCGTCTCCGGCCCATGGGCGGGGCCGAGTGGCTTTGAGGCATGTGCGATGTCAGCGGATGCCACCGTCATGTTGGCGGTGCAAGCAGGCGCTACAGGGTCGCCCGTGTGGGTCAGTCGTGACGGGGGTGTGACCTGGGCGGCGGCATCTGCCCCAGCCTCTGCCGCAGGATATGCAGGAGCCGCAGTCTCTCGGTCAGCAGGCCTTTTAGTGGCGACGCAGTATGGCAGTTTCGGATCTTTGGTTTTAACGTCTTTGGACAAAGGTGTTACTTGGTCAGCGGGGCAAGGCGTAGTAGCGGGTAGCACTGGGTTTTCTACGGCCTGCGCCTTCGATAGCGGGTGGATGGTGTCGAAGTCTGGGACCGGTGGTGCCTGGCTGTCCGTGCTTCGCGATCCGGCGTACATCGAGCCTCGCACCAACAATAGTATTGTGGATACCTCTGTGACCAAAGGCGAAGCCCCGGCTGATTTTGGGAGTCTTTCGGGTGTGAGCCCGCTGCGCGCCATGGATATGGAATGTGGCGGGCAATGCAGCATCTACGGCGCGGTGGAGCTGTATGCCCAAGCAGGCAACATCCCTCTGCCCCGCCGCGTGCGCTTGCATCGCAGCCGTGATGGCTTGCTGGTGCGTGAGACTTGGAGCGATGCCCAAGGTAACTACCGCTTTGACGGCATCAGTGAGCGCTACACCTATGACGTGATTGCGTGGGATCACGAAGGCATGCAGCAATCCGTGGTGGCCAATGACCTGACGCCCGAGGTGATGCCATGACAGCGCCCGCGTACTACGAATGGCGGCTGGGTGCTGCTTTGCTGTTGGCCCAGCTGCAGGCCACGCTGGCGCGGCTGGACATTGGCACCACGGGCAATGCCTGCGTGCGCCTGTACACCACCACCCGCCCGGAAGAAATGGGCGGCAGTCCAGCCCCTTGGCTGGAAATCCCCTTGGCACGGCCTGCGGGGGTGATTGCCGATGGACTCCTGGTGCTGCAGCCGCAAAGCGTGGCGGGCACGATGGTGCTCACCAGCGGCGTGCCAAAGTGGGCTGAGCTGGTGGCTGCCGATGGTGCGGTGCTGGCCGAAGGTGGCGTCACCGCCGAGGGCGTCGGCGGCTGCTTTGAAGTTGCGGGCGGCACGGTGCCCGATGGCGAAGTGGCCCCCGTGTTTTACGCGGGTGGCTTGGTCACGCTGACAGGTTCTGCGCTGGGCTAAGCGATGGCAGCCACGCGCCTAGTCTTCACGCAGCCACGGCACACCGGGGGCAATCCGGTACCGCTGGTGTTTGGCGCCGGCGGCCAAGCCGAGGTGCCCAGCTACGCCATCACGGCACGTGGGCGCATCACCGTGGGCCTGCGTGGCCAGGTGCGTATGGCCGGCGTGCTGCAGCTGCGCGCCCTGGGCCACATCACCGGCCTGCGCGGCACTGTGGCCATGGGCTGGAATGTCAACGTCAGCCGCCCGATGGTGGCCCATGTACTGGACAGTGCGCAGAGCGCCCAGCCCGTGCGCGCGGCGGTGCACGGCGTGTGGCAGCAGGCCCAGCGCAACCAGGCGGCCGTGCAGCAGATCTGGCAGGACGCCCGGCATGTGGCGGCCCAGGTACAGGCCCTGTGGCAACAGGCCCAGCCACTGCGTGGCGCGGGCCAGGACACCCAGCAGGACGCCGCCCCGGTGCGCCATGGTGTCAGCGCCCGGTTCGAGCAGGCCTTGCGGCTGCACGCCGCAGCGGTTGATGCCATGCAGGATGCCCAGGCCCTGCGCAGCGCAGCTCTGGCGGTCTTCCAGCAGGCGGTGCGCCTGCGTGCTGCCACACAGGCCCACATGCAGCAGGGCGTGCCGGTGGCCGGCCACTGGCTCACCCGCTTTGCCCATGGCTTGCCCGTGCGTGTGGGCGTGCATGGGCGGTTTGAGCAAGCCACCCAGCCCGTCCCAGGCCTGTGGCTGTGGCCGCAGCCCTCCAAGCCCCAGCCGTGCTACGTGCCCGGGCTGCCCGTCCGGCTGGTGTTTGACCAGACCTACGCGCCGGGCCTGCCAGCTGCGCTGGTGTTCCGTTGCCGCGGCAAGACCCCAGATCCGCAGCCCACGCCGCACTACGTCATCCCCTTACTGCCTGCCTATATGCAAGTCCACCACCTCACCGCGCACCTGCTGCCGGGCATGGATCCCGTGCCGCTCACCGACCTGACCTTGGCCGCCGACGATGATGGCTACGGCTGGAGCCTGACCGCCAACGGCCCTGAGCACCTGATGGACCAGCTGGCCCCGGTGGCCGGGCTGCCTGCCCAGGTGCAGGTGGTCATCAACGGCATGGCCTTTGTGTTTGCCATCACCAGCACCGCGCGCAGCCGCAGTTTTGAGCGCAAGCGCGTGGCGGTGCAGGGCGTCAGCGTCACGGCCTTGCTGGGCGCGCCCTTCATGCCGCAGCAAAGCTGGCTCAGCACTGCGCCGGCCACTGCCCAGCAACTGGCCGTGCAGGCGCTGGAATTCACCGGCGTGGGGCTGGACTGGCAGATTGCAGACTGGCTGGTGCCCGCCGGCGCGTGGAGCTACCAGGGCACGCCCCTGCAGGCCGTGTTGCGCGTGGCAGAAAGCGTGGGCGCCGTAGTGCGCAGCCACCCCACGGTCGCGCAGCTCATCGTCGCGCCGCGCTACCCCGTGCTGCCCTGGCACTGGGCCGGTGCCACGCCGGATGTGCGCATGCCCGCCGCCGTCATCGCCACCGACGAGCTGCGGCCTGAGCCCCGCGCCGACTACAACGCCATCTACGTCACTGGCGGCAGCGCGGGCGGCGTGCAAGGCCACGTGGTGCGCGCGCTGAGCGCCCGCGACAAGCTGGCCCCAGCCGTGCAGGACGACCTGATCACCCATACCGACGCCGCCCGCCTGCGCGGCCAGTGGGCCCTGGCCTCCAGCGGCAACAAGCTGCTGCACACCATCAGCATGCCCGTGCTCACCGGCGGCACCTACCCCGGCATCGTGCGCCCCGGCCAGCTGCTGGAGGTGCTCGATACCGACGGCGCCTGGCGCGGCCTGGTGCGCGGCGTCAACGTCAGTGCCACGCTGCCCCGCGTGCGCCAGCAACTCACCGTGGAAAGGGTGGCCGCATGAGCACCAACCTCTACAAGCGCCTCAAGGCCCTGCTGCCCGATGCCCCCGTGCTGACCGGCACCGTCACCGTGCTGCATGCCGATGGCAGCGCAGACGTGGCCCAGGACGGCGGCGCAGGCCAGCTGCGCGTGCGCAACCCCCTGCTGCAGCCCAGCGGCGCGCGCGTCTACGTGCAGGGCGGGGCCATCACCGGGCCGGCGCCTGACTTGCCCTACGTACTGATTGAAGTCTGAACCACACACAACACCGAGCACAGAAAGAGAGGCGCGCATGGACGACTGGGGCGACGAGCTGCCGGTAATCAACATCGAGCAGGTCAACCAACGCTTTGACAAAGGCAGTGAACGCATGGCCGCCATTGAACGCGGCCTGGGCGGCACCACCCGCGAGCTGGGGCAGAACAACGCCGAGCTCGCCAAAACCCGGCAAGAGCTGCACGAGCTGAAACAGCAACTGGCCGATCTGCTGGAGTTTTTTGCCGCCATGCAAGGCGCTTTCAAGGTCTTGCGCTGGCTGGGCATGTTGGCCAAACCCATGGCCGCCATCGTGGCGCTGGGCGTGGCCCTGATCGGCGCATGGAACGCAGCCAAAGGCATCTACCCCAAATGAACTACAAACACAAACTCATCGCCGCCATCGGCGCGGCCGCCACGGCCCTGGTCGTGCCCCTGGTGGCCAGGTACGAAGGCACCGTGCAGCGCACCTACCGCGACCCCATCGGCATCATCACCGCGTGCACCGGCCACACCGGGCCTGAGCTGCGCATGGGCCAGACCTTCACCCGCCAGCAGTGCGAAGCCATGCTGTACCAGGACCTGGCCCAGCATGCCGACGCCCTGGGCTGCATCCGCCAGCCGCTGACCGATGGCCAGCGCGCCGCCTTCTTGAGCTTTGCCTTCAACGTGGGGGAGGGGGCGTTTTGCCAATCCACCCTGGCGCGCAAAGCCAATGCCGGCGACCTGCAGGGCGCGTGCGCAGAACTCAGCCGCTGGACCTATGCCGGCGGCAAGCAGCTGCCCGGCCTGGTGCAACGCCGCAAGGCAGAGCGCCAACTGTGCGAAGGGGGGCTGGCATGAGTGCCCGGGCCCTGGTGACCACCGTGGGCGCGGCCTTGGTGTTTGGGGCGGGCTGGGCTGCCAACGGCTGGCGCCTGGGCCAGGAGCTGGCCGAGCTGAAAGCATCCCACACCCAAGAGCTGGCCGCGCGCGACCATGCCGCTTTTCTGGTGGGCCAGACCATCAGCGCAAACTACCAAGAGGCTTTGAATGACGCCATCCAAGAACAAACGCGCCTGGCCGGTGCTGCTGCTGTTGCCCAGCGCAATGCTGGCCGGCTGCGCGACCAGCTCCGTGAAGCCGATGTGCGAATTGCCACAGCTTCCGCCACCGCCGTCCGCGACTACGCCGCAACCGCCAACCAGCTACTCGGAAGCTGCAGCGACCGATACACAGAGCTGGCAGCAAAAGCTGATGGACACGCCCTTGATGCAAGAGCCTGCCGGGCAGCTTGGCCGGTGAACATGTCGAGCCCTTAATCCATGCGCTTAAAGGCAGCTTTGATACAAAGCATGGACTTGTGGAGGTGGCTGACAAACGCGGTTGCCTTATTGACTGCATGCAGCCAGACTCAGCGTTTTGTAACAGCTATGAGCTATATATGGGGCCAGTTCGCACGCAGGATGAGCGCTTGAGCAGTTATCGTTTTAGGTATGCCAGATACTGCCTCGTATGGTTGATCCCACTGGGTCTAGGTACATTGCTTCTTATGGCGTTTAGGCCAGATGTAGCAAATTCTTCATGGCCATTGGTCACCATGTTTTTGTATTTTGGTCTCCCCATCGGCGCCGGTACGGCACTCACAGCGATGGTTGGATTCATACTTGGTGGAATCTGGGCAGGGATGGCAGAATCGTCTGTGGAGACTGAGCGATTCTTAAAGCGTATCCAATACACAGCGATTGCAATCATCGTCATGCCTATGTGCGGCTTGGCGCTCTACCTCAGCTACCAAGGCCTTTTAAGCGGCGAGGTCCATGCTTTTGGAAAGAACATTCGGTGGATGCTCCATCGAGATGAACAACCTGGCTGGTTCTACCTCAATGTGGCCATTTGGGCCGCGGTGGGCATTGGTGGTGGTTATAAAACGCTGAGCAAATTAAGGTCGGTCTACACCGCATGACCGATCTGATAGAAAGTGCTGCTAGCCCTTGTCTATCAAGCGCTAGCAGCTATCAAATCAACGAATTCAACCCGCGTACCATCACACAAACACCGCGCGGAACGTGCCGGGTGGCAGGGGCTTGCCATCGTGGCCGATGTGCGGTGATACGGGTGCTGCCACGCTGGCCGGTGCCGCAGTTGGGGCGGAAGCCGCCACCGCAGTGGTTGCGCGGCGCTCGCGGATCTGGGCGCGTTCGGACAGGCGCTGGGTACAGGCCGAGGCCAGGGCCGCCAACTGCGTATCGCTGGGCATGATGTCGCCCTTGGCAATGTGCTGCGTCAGCTCGGGCAGGGACGCAATGATTTGCCCATCGGTCACCGCCTTGGTCAGCGGCAGGCTGGGCTGGCCGCTTTGGTCGTAGCCAAAACTGAGCAGATAGCGGGCGCGGCGCCAGTCGGCGGTGTTGCCGGACAGTACCGCATCCAGCACCGTCTGCATCACCTGCGCGCCGGCTTGGCTGGCCAGCGTTTGGGCCAGTTGCAGGCGCTGGGCGTCGGGGGCGTGCTGCTTTTGCAGCTCGGCCTCCATGCGGTTGAAGGCGGTCAGGTACGCCACTTTCCACGCCGCAGCCTCTTTGCCGGTGAACCCCATGGCCAGGAATACAAAGCCATCGCGGGTGATGCGGTAGGCCGGGTCCTGGCGCGTGCGGCCAATCCCCAAGTCAGTGACGATTTGTATGAGCGCAAAATTGCGCTGATAGAAATCTGCGTCCACCGTGTTGCGCAAATTGCGAATGGCGCGCAGCACATCTTTGTGCTGTTTGCCAAAGTGTTCGGCAATCTGATTGCTGGTGGTGGTGACGTGGCCTTCAAAGATTTGAAGGCTAGGGGCTGCGATGGCAACGGACGTGCCTGTGCTGGCTTGCGACATGACGTTCTCCTGTTTGAGATCCGAAGCCCCATCAAAGCGTTCTTACGCACTTCAATGAGGCGGCCGGGAGGTTAAGAACCTGCAAACAGACAGGCGGACTTCTTCCCCTTGCGGGTGTTGTATCCGTCGCCCTCCCGGCCATAAATCAAGCATCTGCCAAGTGCAGACGTGCAATGTCCGGACGCAAAAAAACCGCCTAACTTTCGGGTGCGGTTCTTCCGCTGTTTGAAGGAGTTCTTACGCTCCATCTCTTTCGAGACCGGGCCAGTATAGCGTGTGTGGTGGGGGAGGCAAGGGGACTCGCTGCGAGAGGCAGATGCCAAAGCAGGCGTAGCTGTCTTGCGAGGGTATGGCAAACCGGCTACTCAGTAGCTGATGCCCACAATCTGGCAGATATAAGTGATGAACCGCGCTATATGTGCATCAGCTGCGCTGGCTATCCTGTGATGTCAGTGATGATTGGTGGCAGGCACTTATATACTTGCTTTTTTTGATACATAAAGATACATTTGTGTGGGTTTATTTTTCTTTTAAATAGCATGATGGGCTTTGTTGCATAAATCGGCCATAGGCCAAGGCATCCCCAATCCCAAATAGATTTA